CCCAACGTGCATGTGGATGTTGTCGTTGAGCGCAAGCATCACCGTCTCAGCATCAGCGTCCCACGACATCTCACCCGCCGTGTTGGACTCAATAGCAGCGGCAATGTCAAAAGTCAACTGGTCAAATGGCTGAGAAGCCACATGAGAAGTTAAATTCTCAATCGTAACAAAAGCAGAAGCTCCAGTCCATAGGGGAATAGTCCACTGAGACTGAAGACTGGTTTGCTCTGTTGAGGGATTATTTCCAGTTGTATCAGATACAACTGCCGATATTGCCCCTTCAATTCTTGCTGCGGTATGCTGCGATATAAAACTCATGAGCTAAGAAGCATTACGCCTTCGTCAGAAGAGCGATAGTTAAAATTATCAGCAGTTATAAAAACATTTACGAATATACCAATTTCGCTTCCTTTAGAAAAGCGAATTAGCCCCCTAATTATTTTTAACGAATACCTAATTACAGGGACACTGCCTCTTATTTTTAAATAATACCGCATTATAGTGATACCACCTCTTCTATTCGTATGTAAAGGTCTTTATTACTTGCCAGTACCACTGGGTTTTCACCATCTGGATCTGCTACAATTTCCATTGAGTATACAACACCAGACATTGTGTTTGCAGTTTCGAAAAAACAAGGTATCTCAATATTTACATTTGGAGATTCCCCACTTGCAATACTCCCAACTTCAATAACGTTTGAGCCATCATTATCAGCATCAAGAGGTTCTGCAATTAAATAGGCTTTAATTGGAAGCGTGCTTGTATCGTATGAACAATCTTCAACTACGATAACTTCAAGAGACTTTTCTTTTACTGTAAGAACTGTTGCCATTAGATTGCGTGTTGTTTAATGGTGTAGGACTTACGAGGATAAAATGCTCGCATAAATGCGCGGAACCGCTGCATATAACGAGACTCATGTCGCTCTTTATCAAATGCAAGCATCCGTATTTTGGCGGCAACGGATTCAGTTAAAACGCCTTGATTGGAAAGAGCAGCATCAACTTGCTGTGAGTACGACTGAAGATCGCTTTGGTATTTAGCAATAACAGATTGGTACTCTTGCACTTCTTTTTCAAGCTGTCGAGCCTTGTTCTGCAATGCAACGTTTGTTGCATCTGATGCCGTTTGAGAAGCTTCTCGTGCAGCAATCTCTGCTTGAAGATTGTTTAGCTGGACACCAGCATTATAGACTGCTAGTTCTTTTTCAAACTTACTTCTGGCATTTTGCAGAAGCGTTCCATAGCGCTCAATCTTAATGCTGTTCTGAGTTCCGTATAGCTGAATCTCCCTATCAAGAGCGGCAGAGTATTCTTGAAGCTCTACCTCTACTTTTGCTTGATATAGATTCAGTTTAGACTGAAACAGCGAAAGCTCAAGATTATAGTCTTGTATTGCGGCTTCAAGAGATGCAGCCTTGTTGCGAACGTTTATGTCAGTAGAAGATTGAGCATCAGATAGGGCTTCTTGCAAGGCAATTCTAGCCTGCTCAATTTTGTGAGCAGCATCTTGCTGGTAGATAGCAAGTTCTTTCTGAAACTCTGCCGATTCATTTTGCAAGTCTTGTGCATACTGCTGCATGTATAGAGCTTGTTGCTCACGCCATGTAGAAAATGCATTTTGAAATGCAGCTTGATACTCTTCAAGTTGTGCTTGCGTATCGCTTGCGTACTCTGATAGCTGCGTTTCGTAACGAGCTAATTCAGACTGGTATTCTTGTACTTGCGCCTCAAATGCTCTAAGCTGATTTTGTACGTCTACATCAGTAGAAGACCTAGCATCCAATAATGCTTCTTGAAGCGTTGTTCTTGCTTGCTCAATCTTGTGCTGTGCATCTTGCTGATAAGCAACAAGTTCTTTTTGAAACTCGTTGATCTCATCTTTGATGTCAGTTTCCTTGTCTGCAAGCTGTGTTCCAATGCGCGACAAGATAGCGCTCATCATTTCGCTATCTTCTTCACCCTCGTACGTTTCGTATTCTGTAAAATCAAGCGCAACGGCTGACTTTGTATAATCTGGGGCAGTTCCAAGCGCAGCTACAGTTACAGCACTAACAGTTGCGGCTGTTGCATTTGTATAGGCAAACGACGGTGCGGTTGGTGGAGATGGAATTGTTTTGCTTGAGCCATCTATTTTTGTTTCAAGATCAAGCGCTGGAAGCGTTGGTATAGACAACGACCCGCCGAAAACTGGTTTGCTGTACGTTGGCGCTGTACCAAGAGCCGATACAGATGTAGTGGCTGCCGCAACAAAAGCTGCATCTATATAAGAAATGCTTGGTGCTGCTGGGGCAGTGGGAGCAGTTTCTGTAATAGATAGTGATGATACAGAAGGTGCAGCAACTTCAGAATCTAAAGAAGGCTCTGTGTAAACTGGAGCCGTTGGCAACGCGCTTATAGTTGTTACAGTAGGCGCTACTGCTGCCGCATCTGACGTAACAAAAGATGGTGCTGCTGGCGCAGCGGGTATGGTTGGAAGCGTGACGGAAGTGCCATAGCCTTCGCGTACATCCACCATCATAATATCAAGAATCAACAACGCTGCTCGCTCTACAAGCAAGTCAACAAGCATTGTTGGCCAGCCACTAACCGTGGTATCGCTTCTTTTTATATTTGGAAACGCAATGGTTGTGACCGTTCCCCCTTCTGGCTTAACGTAAGCCGTATTGTTCAGAACGTAATAAACTGGAGTTGGCTCTGCTGTATTTGTTAGACGAGTGCGGAGCGTCTCGTCAATAAGGCGGGCTGGGTATCCATCCTTGTGCGCCTTTACAACGCGCTTGTTGGTTACGTCAACACCTGCTGTGCCGTTGTCCGTTTCTTCCGTAGCAAATGACATAAGCATTGGCTCTGGAAGCTCAGCAATGAGAAGGCGAGCAGCTTCATCTAAGATCTGCTCAAGCCGCGTTCCGTAAGGGTATGACCCTATAAGGGTTTCTATTCTATCAGAAAATGTCATTGCTGCTGGATGATTTAAGTAGCATTGGGCGGGGGCTTTCGCCCCCACCCTTTGCCACTAAGGTCTTGTGTTACATTTGCAACACAAATCCATTACGAGAACTTCATGATTGCGTGCGTTTCGGGCAGCGAAATCTCAAGACCAGCTTCGGTCAAGACCATATCTTGACGGCTGTCAGAGTCGTTAGCCTGAACGTTAGTCATGATTACTGTGTCGCGATTCTGACCATTACCAACCAGCGGGCGGTAAGCCACGTTGGAGAGGTCAACAGCGCAAGCATAGTTTTCGTAAGGACCACGAAGGAAAGGCTCCATCACGAAGTGCAGCGTACCGTACATGGTATCTACTTTCGTAACCGTGTGGCCAAATGCACCCTGAATGTTCTGGATGTCAAACTTGTACTGGGAGCTTCCAACCGTGTTGTTGAGGAAGGAGCCAGTGCCAAGCTTGTTAAGCCACGTGAGAACCTTGCGAGAAGCCAGAACCAGCTTGTTACCGCTGTTTCCAGATTCAGGCGAGAAGAACGTTTCCGTCGTGTCAAGGAAATCATCCCAAGCAGAAGAGGCGTAGGTAAAGTTGAACACAGAGCCATTGTTCTCCGTGTAGCTAACGATACCATGCGTGTGGCGCTCGGGACCAGCACCAGACTCGTCAGAGCGTCCAAGACCAAAGAGCATAGCCTTTTCGATGTCGGCTTTGTGCTCTTTCAGTTTCTTGGCGTATACGCGTTTGAACTCGTCTGGGCGACCGCGATAGCGGGTAGCGAGTGCCGTACCAGAGAATACAGGTACTGCCGTCTTAAAGATCTGGCAGTAACCTTCACGGTCGTACAACTCATCTTTCCATGCGGCGGGAGCGCCAGTTGCTTCTGCAAAAGCAGATCCTACAATCTCAACTGCTGCGTTGTCTGCAAATGCACACGTGGCAGAGAAAAGAGGAGTAAGATCAAGCTCGGCAGCAGTGCTGGTGTCAGCAGTCAAGTCTGGCGTACCAGATACTTTAAAGTGACGAACTGTGCCAGCGGTGTCTGCAATAGCGAGAATCTGACCTTCAAGAACGAACTGGGGTGCTACGGGAGTAGCAACTTCACGTCCGTAAACGTCAAAGTCAGAGTCTACTTTGGCGATGTTTGCAACCTGCGTACCGTTGGTGTAGGCAGCAGAAGAAACAGCGCCTTTGACTTTTGCAGTTCGGCGCTGCCACTGGTGACGCTCTTCAAGCATTTTGAAGACGGGATCATCAGTAGGTTTGTTAGCAACGCCTTTAAGGTAGGTAAAGAACGGTGATTCGATGGGAGCCAGCTCAGCAACACGTTCGCCGAAATTGAAAATACGACGATTGTTGTCAATGCTTACTCCCTGAACCGCCGAGCCTTGCGTAGAGTATTCAGCCATTGTTGTTTACATGTTTTTACGTAAACGGATTGGCCGACCTATCAAATGAAAGAATCTCATCAAACATAGATGCCTCTACTGTGCGCGGCGCTTCTTTCTGTCCACCAGCAGTTGTGGATGGAACTGGAAAGTTTAGCGCTTTGTTGCGCTGCTCAAGCTTGTCGGGAGCCGCAATTTGTGCCTGTGGCGTTTGTGGAACAGCACCATTTTTAAGCTTGTACAGCGTAACAATATCTTCAGGCGTTACCTGATATCCCGCTGCCCAGTTAGTAACTACGCTTGCTTCTTCGTCTGATAGACCAGATTCCGTAAACGTGGTTTGTATTTGACGCAGTTGAGCTTGCTGCTGCATCTGCGCTTTTTCTTGCTCAAAAGCCTGATAGATTGGCGCTACCAGTCCCTGCATTTCTGCCAATCGCTTCTCCATCTTGTAATCGGCAAGCTCAGAGCGGTACTGCTCCATAGCTAGGCGATACTTAAAAGAGGAGCTATCTGGCTCCATGTAGGCATCATGGTCGCTATAATCAGACGGCTTTTCTGGTTGTGCTGGCTCCTGTGGCTCATTCTTGGATTCAGCCGCCTCAGCGCTGGAACCCTCGCCAGAAAGTGACCGCTCAACCGTAGAAAACACTTCTTGCGCTAGACGTGGATCAGTTTGGACATAGGACCAAAGTTTATTTACGTCTTCTGCTTGTGTCTTGTACGAGTCGAACTCACTTTGCAGCTTGTCAAACTTGGCTTGCCAATCGCGAACCCTTTGCTCTTCCGTTGAGATTTGCTGCTCTGGAGCTTGCTGCTCTTGTTGCTGCGGAACCTCTTCGGTCGGAGCGGAAAACGCTTCGTTAGTTAGCTCTGGAAAAAGATCTGCGAACGGGTCGCTCTGTTCAACTTCCATAGCCTCTTCAAAAGCGGCTTCAGTTTCGATTGTTTCTGCCATTATGTTTTATGTTTGGTTTTTAATATAGCAATACAAAAAACTTAGATCAAGATTTTTAATTCTCTTTAGAATCCATTCTTGCCTGAGCTTTGTAGATCTGTGCTGCCGCTTGCGCGTCAGACACAATTTTGTGCATATCAGCATCTGCCTTCGCAACGCTAACTCGTTGACGAGCGCTGATAGCTTCGCGGTCTGCAGTTTGCAGATCGCCTTTAAGTTGTTTGTTTTCTTCAGCCAGCATCTGAACTTGTTGCTGTAGCTGGGAGATAAGAGACATGCGCTCCATTACTCCTTCAGCATCAACAATGTCTGTTTTCTTCAGAACCTCAGACTGGTCAATAATGCCCATCTGGTACATCTGCATGTAATACTCAAGCAAAGCCCAGCGGTTAGATGGCAGCGTAGAGCCGCCAAGCATACGTACATCGTAAGACCCAACGCTTAGGTCGTTGATGCGAATTGCTTCTCCAGTCCTATCGTCGTAAGACCAGAAGTTGACAACCGTTTCTTTTATGCGGTTGTTTGGCTGGAGGAGCCTAACCACACGCTCTTCTCGGTAGACGTACTGCATAAACTCAAGAGCAACGCGGGCTACTTGAGAGAGGGCAGACTCAATGTCATCTATCTTGGATTTAATGCGGCGCTGACCGTACTCGTCAATAGCAAGCGTACCGCGGTAGGTATTTGGAGCGCCAGTAGGATCTCCCTGCTGTACAGAGAAAACGCCAAGCTCGCGCTCAATCTGCATACGAAGCTCAGCGGCGTAGCTAAAAAGTGCTGCTGGAGGAGCAAGAGGCGAGATTACCTGTGGCACTCCCATCTCTGCATCAAACTCAATAACGGCTGCCCCGCTCTTGGCAAAGTCCATCTCAATGTTTTCCATGTCAACAGAGCCGCGCGGGACAAAGACCTTGACATTGGTGCTGTTCGCGAGGTTGGCAATGATCTGACTATGAATCTTGTTGATGGACTCTTGAATGGGTCGCACAAACTCAACGTCACTCATGGGGTAGGGATCGTAATCCCAGCGTCCATGAATAGGCGTAAGCGGGTAGTTGCTAATCGGGAGATAGCCTTTCCAGTAAAGCTGGTTGCCAATTGTGATAACGTGCATGATCCGATCAAGCAAAACACGACGGCGAACAATTTGGCCAAGCTCAATTAACTCTGCATTGTTGGTGAGCTTGATGGTGGCAAAGTTGCCTTGTTCATCAATTTGGATGGTATAGATCTGATCGTCTTCTGTTGGCTCTGCTTGCTCAATGAGTTGGAGAGCCGACTGTACCATGTCTCCGATAAAGAATTGCTGGCTTCCATCAGGCATTGCGACAATGACTGCTGGGTTTTCAAGGTATTGCTCAAATTCTTCTGGCAGGTACACTTGCTCAACTCCAGTTGGGCGCTCAGCAATGTGCTGATATTCGATTCTAACTTTCGTGTAACGCTCAAGAATTTGATAGCGGCTGTGATGATTATCGTACACACGGCCACGAGCAAAACCACCGTCACCTTTAAGAGAAGAGGTAAACTCATCATAATTATCATGGATGGTGTCTGCTGCTGGCAACACCGCTGCTGCGTCTGGCCAGATCGCAAGGATCTGCTCCGCAGTCATTAAGTTCTTGATTAGGATGTGACTAGCGTCACGCCATAGGCGGTCGCGGCTATTAGGGTCTGGGTAGACCATAAGAGAATCAATAGCCCTAAACCTAACAGCACCCTTACCAAAATCAGCATCTGGGTCAACGTAAGTTTGGATTACGCCTCGCCCAGTCTGATAGTAATCATAAAGAGCAATCTTAAGCTGCTCGTTTCCATGCGACTTGTACCAATCATGGCTTACCAAATCGCTAATAGCGCTTGCTGTTTTAACGTCAGAGTCTTCTTCAGCAGTTGCTTGAAATGATGGCGTATTAGCGGTAAGCATTGATACCGCCTGCTCCATTGCTGGCCACAACACGTTGATTGGGGTCGCAGCCTGCCCCCTTTCGTTCAGAATGTCAATCTGCTCTTTGCTAAACTGAACATTGTGAACAAAGTCCTTTGACTCTCGGCCACGCGTACTCCACTCATACTGTGCATCAGAATAGTGCTGATACAACTCTTCCGTTAGCTCAACATCACGGTCGGTACTGCTGTCTACCGTGGGTTGCTCTAAGTTTTCGTATTCGTGAGTGTTGGGATTAAAGTGGTCGCCAATCATTCTATCATCCAATCATAAGTACGTTTATTTTGCAATTTACGATTGTTTTTCGTATCAGACAAAATTACGTCGTGATAAGGGGGAAATGCGCCTTTAACTGCATAAAAGAAAGCATCTATTGTATCGTCATGCTTCCCGCGTGGAAAGATAAGAAGTTCATCTTGAAAACTTTCCATGTTATTAGTTTCTTTGTGGTTTTTACGAAGATATACATTACCACGCGCAAACATTGGTTGCAAGCCTTCTAATCTTTCTGTTTTTCCTTGTCGCGGATTATTTTTTATATCAAGGCCAGGAATATACATACCTCTATCTCTGCGTATGTAATCAGAAATCATTGACTGATAGCCTACGGTTTCAATCTGGCTTTTGATTGGGCGATACTTTCTGAAGTAGTCTATGATCTTGTTGGCAACATCAATAGGCTTCAATCGCTTCCGCATGTAGTCAATGCAATAGACTCTCCGTTCTGCGTCCATCGCAATGATAAATATACACGTGTAGTCACTCCGCCTTGAGAGAGTGGACGCCGGGTCAACTCCCATAAATACATTGACAGGAACATTTCGTCCATCGACGACCAAATAGCTTTTTTTATTCTCATCTATTTTAAGTTCACCCTCCCAGTAGTTTAGGTAGCTGTGGTTGAAAAGCTGGTCTTCGTCTCCAATGACCTCGCACATAAACTCGCGGTAAAACGAGCTAATGCGCCCTATTTCCTCAAGAGACTTCTTCCTAGTTAGGAGTTTATCGAGGGGCCAGATCTCTGGCCAGAGCGCCTTTTGGACTCCATCTTCTGTATAGATGGCCTTATAGTGCAGCGTTGTCCACTCTTGCATTTCGCCAAGAGTAAATACCAAGCTATTCTGAACCAGAGGCGTACCGACATTAACAACTCGCCCGCCTTTTCCGAGCGCTGGCATAATAGCCTGAACAAATCTCCTAAAGGTTTTATCAACTGCTTCTCTTGTCTTGGTGTTTTCTTCGCTCTCAATATCGTCTCCGACAATTAGAGACGGGCGCATACCATCAATGTTGAGCCCGCGAATCTGCTGCTCCCAGCCCTTACACATGATAACGCTGCCGTTGCCAAGATGGATTATATCCTCTCGCCACGTTTGAGCGTTTTGACTTCCGTGATAGCCAAAGATTGTTTGGAAGTGCTTGTTATGCTCAAGTATGTTCTTAATCGTAGTCAGCGTGTTAACAGCAGACTGCCTACTCTTTGAAGTAAGAAGAACAAACTTGGACTTGGGAGGCTTGCCGTTATGCAGATCCTCGCAGAAGATGTGCCATAGAGGATAAAGCTGGGCGCTTAGCGTGGTCTTTGCGTGGCCGCGAGGAGCAATAATGTTTAGGAGATCATGCTCCTTGTCCATCAAGTGATCCGCTATCTCCCTGTGCATAGCGGGGCTCTTTTCATTAAAGAGCATAGGAAGGCAAGCCCTTCCCATAAAGAGCATATCCTTTACGCAACCATCAAATACTTCTTGATTCGTCACCAGCGGGGGCGGCGGTTGGTCGCTTTTGTTTCGCTTTGCGTGG